GATTACGCCCATTTCTCAAACTACTATCCAGTATCTTTTATTTGGGAATATTACATAAAAGCTGAATACACATTTTTAAGAGATTTGATAAAGAGTGGAAGAATTAAATTGTCTGATGTATGCAATTTATAATTTGTCCCAAATGTGGAACAAAATTTAATCCCCAGACCGTGCCTTGCTGTCCAATTTGTAGAATACACCAATGGAACTCTGATTATAACGCTAGATATAGAAATAAAGACCGACCAAAATATCAACCACTAATAGGAACTGAAAAGACTAAGAAAAGAATTATAAGTTCGGAATTAAATACATTTCTCACCGAATACATAGAAGCCAAGAGTCTATAAAAACTCTTGTGGATAAACTTTTAAATGATATAGGTTTTTAGCTAACATTAGCATAAATAATATACTTTATGGCGTGGACAAAATATGTGTTATCATAAATTCATAACAAACCATAAACTTTTGCTTATGGGAACTACAATATCAATTTGTTATTTTTGCTGTCTATAAAAACAGCTTTTTTGCGTTATACACATTAAACGAACGATATGGAATTAGACCCAAAACAAACACAATTTCTGAAATTATATCTTGACCCAAAGAGTGATACTTACTCTAATGCATTGCAGAGTGCTTTAAAGGCTGGTTATAAACAACAATACGCAGAAAACATAACATTTTTAGAACCTGATTGGCTATTGGAAAGTATTGGAAGGCGTAAAAGAATTTTAGATAAAGCAGAAAAACGATTAGAAACCTTATTAGATAGTGAAGATGAAAAAGTAGTAGCTGATTTAGTAAAACATACAACAAAGACTTTAGGCAAAGAACATTATAGTGAAAGAAGTGAACTTACAGGAGCAGGAGGAAAAGATTTAGTAGTAAATGTAATAAAATATGGCGGAGATAACAATTCCACATCAATTCAAACCTAGAGAATATCAATTACCTTTTTTAAAGGCAATGGATAGTGGAATTAAAAGAGCTATAATCGTTTGGAATAGAAGAAGCGGAAAAGATAAAGTTTGTTTTAATTACACTGTAAAGAAAGCATTTGAAAAAGTAGGAACTTATTTCTATTTTCTCCCAACTTATTCTCAAGCTAAGAAAGTAATTTGGGACAATATAGATAATGACGGATTTAGAATGCTTGACCATATACCCAAAGAGCTTTTAAAGAATACCAATGCTACCGAGCTTAAAATAGAACTTGTTAATGGTTCAATAATACAACTTATTGGTGCTGATGAGTTTAAAAAGAGCGGTGTAGGAACTAATCCTGTTGGTGTAGTGTTCTCTGAATACTCTGTAACAGACCCTGAAGCGTGGAGATATGTTTCACCGATTTTAGCCGCTAATGAAGGCTGGGCAGTATTTAACTTCACACCTAGAGGACAAAATCACGCTTTTACTTTACTTAATCAAGCCAAAGACAATCCTAATTGGTATACTGAAATATTAACAATAAATGAAACTAATGTTTTAACACCTGAAGCCCTAGAAGAAGAAAAGAGAATGAACCCAACAGATATTATTGACCAAGAATATTATTGTAAATTTATTGAAGGTGCTGGTGCTTTCTTTAAAAGAGTTATGGAAAGTGTTTATCTAGCAGAAGATAAAGAAATACCAGGTCATCAATATCAAATAGGCTTAGACCTTGCGAAGACAATGGATTACACCGTAATAACCCCGTTTGACCTAACAACTTTTAAAGTATTAAAACAAGACCGATTTAATCAAATAGATTACAATTTACAAAAAGCTAGAGTAGAAGCTACTTATCTAAGGTTCTTTAAAGGATTGATAAATATGGATAGCACAGGGGTTGGAGAGCCTATTTATGATGATTTATGGCAGAAAGGTTTAAGAGTAAATCCTTACAAGTTTACAGAAGGTAGCCGACGAGATTTATTAGTCAATTTACAATTATTATTAGAACAAGGAAAGATAAAGATACCAAACGATGAAACGCTTATATCAGAACTTCAATCTTTCCGTTATACAGTAAATGAAAAAGGACGAACACGAATTGAAGTGCCTGATGGATTACACGATGATTGTGTATTCTCTCTAGCCTTAGCTGTATGGCAAATACCTCAAAATCCAATAGGACTTCACACTCCTGTTTCACACTTACTAAATTCAAATCCAGCGGATAAAATTAAAATAACTTCGTATGAATAATGGTTTTTCCTTAATAGGACAATTACAAAAAGAACTTAATGAGTTTTTTCAAGACAAAGTAAAGATTGCCGGTGTTCAAACCGACAATCCTCGTGCTACCTCAACAGGTTTTGACTTCTCCCAATGGGAAGCTCTTAATATGATTGAGTTGTATTATAATTCAAAGTTTGAAAGCGGTCAGCTAGATAGTGAAGGACAACGCAAAGTATTCCTAAACATATCACAATTTAAAGCTGATGTAGCTTCCAAACAAGTAGATATAGATGTTAAAGACTTTACTTTTATCCCACAAGAACCTGATAGTGAATGGGGTGCTTTCTTTCTTAATAGGAAGTTCCGCCAATGGGCTAAGAGAAATTACTTTGGTAAATTGATAAATGAAGTAGTAATGGACTATCCTAAATATGGTTCAGCTGTTATGAAGAAAGTCGGTAAAGAATTGGAGAGAGTTCCTTTAATGACTTTAAGAAACGAACAATCAGCCAAAGACTTACAATGTGCTAAATATGTTATTGAAGAACACAAAGACTGGACTTATAACGATTTAGAGAAAATGGATGGCTGGAAATTAGAAGGTGTTAAACTTGATTGGGATGAAAAGGTTACAGTATTTGAACGCTATGGATTTGTTCCGCTTGATTGGTATAAAACCCAAAAAGGACTCAAAGTAGAAGAGGGAGATGAGAAAAAGAGTATTGATACAATGGCTATCTTACTTCCTTTCAAAGACGATAAAGGAAAATACACAGATGGCGAGATATTATTCTTAGAAGAGATTGAACGCCGACCTTATGAAGAAGTACATTGGAAGAAAGTAGACGGTAGATGGCTTGGTGTTGGTGAAATAGAAAACCAATTTGAAAACCAAGTGTTCCGCAATATGATTACCAACTTACGCAGACGAGGTTTGCTATGGGCTGGTAAGAAAATATTCCAATCACCTGATACTGAAATAGCCAAGAACCTAGTTAGAGATGTAAAAGACGGTGAAGTATTGAGAATAATGCCTAATGGTAATATCACTCAAGTAAATACATCAACCCAAGCTCTAGGAGAGTTTCAATCCGCTATTCAAGAGATTGACCAAAACTCTAATGAGAAATCCTTTACTTTTGAAGTAGCAACTGGCGAAGCCTTGCCATCAGGAACTCCTTTTAGACTTGGTGTTATGATGAGCAACGCTGTAAACGCCCACTTTGCTTTGAAACGAGAGAACCTAGGCTTATTCTTTGAAGGTGTAGTTTATGAGTAGCTTTTCCCTGTATTTAAGAAAGAAAACGCCAAAGCTGAAACAATGATGATACCAATGGGAGAAGAAGGAGTTAATGACTTAAAAGAAGAAACTAAAAAGATACATATTTGGAACGCTTTTAAAGAAGATATGTTAAATGGCTTATTACCTGATATGGAAAAAATCCAAGCTAAGGTAGAAGAAGCTGTTAATAATAAGAAATTCCTAGCTGTAGATTTGCCTGATAAGTTATGGGATACTCTAAAAGTAACCACTCAACTTGTCATTACAGGTGAAAGCGTAAATCTTGAAAAGAGAATTGAAACCCTAACTAATCTTTACAACACTCTTTCACAAACAAATCCACCAGCCGCTGAAAAAGTATTACAAAAGATTTTGGCTCTTACAGGTGAGAATTACGACACCTTAACAGGTATTAAACCTCAAGTCCAAATGAACCCACAAATGGGCGGTATGCCACAAGGACAAATGGCTGGACCACCAAAACAAGATGCTTTAATGGGAGAAATTACTAACCAACCTCAAGTATGATAGACATTAAAAAACTATCAGCAACAATTAAAGGAACTCAACTATACGATTTCCTAGAAGAAGTTAAACAAAGCGTAGCTGATATTCGTAACCCACTCCCTGTATCCCCTGAACTTGAAATAGCTGTTAGAAAAGCAGTTTGTGAAGTAATAGAAGATAAGGTTATACAACGACTGAAAACAGCTGACGACCCTATTGAAAAGGGAGAAGATAATTGGCAATAAAATTTGGGTTATCGCCACCCTCCAAAAGCGTATCAGGTTATAGGCAACCTTTTAAAATGCCAAATGCACTAACGCTATGTTAGACGAGAATAACATCTCAAATGAGGAGCTGGAAACCTCTGAAAATCCAGACGAGGAGCTTGAACTTGACCTTCAAGACGACACCGAAGAAACAAAGGCTGAAGTTTCTGAAGATGTTGATGCTTTAAAAGCCAAATTGGCTGACTTAGAGCATAAAAACAAACAGCTTTATGCAAGGCTCAAAAAAGAACCTGAGAAAGCTGAAAAGAAGCCATCTAATAATTCACAACCCGTAGAGGACTCCGACTGGAAACAGAAAATAGAGTTTATTACAACCAAAGGAAGAAGTCTTGATGCCGAAGATGTAGACGAAGTTATCGCATACGCCAAAGGCAAAGGGATTTCTTACGAGGAAGCACTTAATAGTGCAGTGATAAAAGCTCATTTAAAAGTTAAACAGGCAAGAGAAAAAATAGCGAACGCTACTCCTCATTCTTCTTCTAAGTCTACCGTAGTTAATGGCAAGACTTGGGATGAAATGTCCGAAGACGAACGCCGAAAAAACTATACAACACTATTGAAGAAGCGGGGTTAAATAGAAGAATATGTCAGTAGTAACTGACCCCTTCACAGCTGCTGAGTTAGCTGCGGTCATTCCTGAAAAATGGTTGCCGATAGTTAATGAAGAATTTTTTGCTAAAACAGTATTAGCAAACTTTGTAACCGATTTGTCTCCTTATGCGACAGACGGAGGAGATATACTACACGTGCCTGGAGTATATACAAACTCTTTTACAATTCAGACACAAACTACTCAAGGTGCTGAAGTTACCACTGAAAGTGTGGCAATGGATGACAATACTTTGACAATTAACACACACAAATACATTGCTATCATAATTGGCGATAAGGATATGAACCAAATCGCTTCTCAATATGATATCTCTGCTATTTGGGCTAAGAAAATGGCTGGAGCTTTGGCTGATGCCTTAGAAGACAGTTTAGCCGCTTTGTGGAGTTCTATCTCTACAAACACTATCGGCGATACCGCAACTGTAGTTACCGACAGTGAAATCCGTCAAGCTATCAATAAATTGGATTCTACCAATTATGACTTGACTGAGTGTGCTTTCTTTTTTCATCCATACATTTTCTGGTTGCAATTACACGCTATCGCTAAGTATTATCAACAATACAGCGTTGGCTTGATAAATCAAGGCGGTCCAGTAGTTACTGGTAATTTCAATGGTAATACCTCAATGGCTAAAGCCTTGAGAGGACAACTATTTGGAATTCCTGTATACACTACTTCCAATATCGTTTCTGGTTTGCAAACTTACCGCAACTTGTTACTCCACAAATCTGCTTTTGCTTTTGCAGTGCAGAATAAAGGAGCTGGTAAAGTTCGTGTGCAAATGGAATATCAATTACGCAATCTTGGCACTTTGACTGTTGCTGACATCATCTATGGTGTAGCAGTTATCAGAGAACCTGGTGCAGTATTGATAAATGGTAGTTCTGCTTTTATCGGAAGCTAATTACACTTTTAACCCGAAAGGGATTTAAGATTGTTTCTAGGCTCTTGTGCCTTTATGCAGGAGCTTAGAACATAAAGGAAATAATCTTATGGACATAAATTCATTGCCTATTAAAGAGGCAGTAGTAACACACAATACAAAAAAAGAACCCGAAGAAAGAGTCCCGATTTATTGGTTTGAAAAAGAAGATGGGACTTTCATAGCCACCAAAGAAAAAGAGGCTTGGGAAATATTAAGAGGAAGAATACAAGTTATGAACGGAAAAATCCGTTTCAAATATCTTGGTATGAGTAACGGTCAATTATATTGGGAAGAAATGAATAAACTACCTGAAATTCTAAAAGAAGGACAGGAAAAAGCATCTGAATATATAAGAGATGTAGAACGCAGAGAACGAGAAACAGCCAACCCTAGTATAAGACCTAGAAATCACGATGTAAGAGGGCTTAACAAACAACCTGTAAGCCTAGATGTAGGAGGATTAGTATGATAGACGACAAACACTTAAAGGTCTTGGCAAGTATTCAAACAAAAGCCAATCAAAAGTTTAACGACAAACTATTTTCAGAAAGCAAACCTGACGAAGACGATGAGAAAGTAGCAATGGTTTTTGATGAAATGCTTAAAAGAGATATCCCAGAGTGGAAACGCAAGTATCTAACCATAGTCAAGAAAGAACTATTTAAGCCAAAGACTTTAATAAACGAAGAAATAGGAGCTTTAAAAGACAAATGGATACAGGGAGAAATAAGAAAAGCAGTTAAACAAGGATTATTACCTAAAAAAATCTAATATGTATAACTTTATAAAATCACTATATTTAATAGTAAAGTTTAAAAAAGAGAAAAAAGACTTTGAATTTGCCGCTAAATGGTATGCTAAATATCTACCTGAAGGAGATGATAGAGATAAAAATGTCGGTGCTTCTTTAATGAGTGCAGAACAAAGCCAAGCTAAATACGAAGCTACTTTAAAAGTTTTACTTGGTAAATAATATGAGAATTATAGGCATAGGTGTTGCAGGGAACGGAGAAGCTGACCGCTATATGAGAAAGACACTTGAAGAGTTTAAACGCCTATGTGATGATGTAATAATAGCAACCTGCAATGCCGATAAAAAAACAATAAAACTAATTGAAGAATACGGATTTTGGCATTATGAGGATAACAGGGAATGGGGAAAAGAACAGCCAAACATTAAAACTGACCTGTTAAGGAGGGCAGGTAAGCTACGACCTGATTGGATAATAGCCCTTGATATGGACGAGGTATTTGCTCCTGAATTTACCAGAGAAGAAGCCGAAAGATTAGCAAGTCTAAAAGAGATAGCTTATTACTTTTTAATAGTTAATCTCTACAACGACCCAGACCATTTTTATCACGGAGTAGGAATACAGAGATTTTGGAATGTTAGGTTTTTTAAATATCTAAGTGGATATACAGAATATCAAAGAAAGAATTTACATTGCGGACTTGCTCCAGCAATATACTATAATTGGGGTTGGCACGCTCCGTATTATGTAGAGCATTATGGGTTAATGACTAAAGACGACAGAATGAAGAAAGCCGAAAGATATTCTAAGTATGACCCAAACGCTAAGTATAAAGGTAGAGAATATTATGACGATTTAGTTGCTGATTACAAACCTTTTGAGTTTGATAGGCAAGGATTATTAAATAAACTAAGGGAAAGTCCAGAAACTAAAATAAGAAATTTGGATATAAACAAAAAAATATGAACTATGTATATGTAAAAAGGTTAAAAGATGGTGCTGTTATGGACATTCCAGAAACTCATCTTGAAGAAACCTTGAAAAAAGGGTTTGAATTAGTGCGTAAAATTGAACCTTTATATGAAAACGCTACTGTTGAACCGCCAAAAGTAGAAAATCCGTTTGAATGCCCTATTTGTGGCTTTATTGCTAAAAGTGAGTTTGGTTTAAAAACACATAAACGCAAACACTATGCTGATAACAAAGAATAATGATTTAGATATAATAGAATTTAGGGAAGGAATGGATAACACTTGGGAAATATTTGATATAAAAGTAATAAGTAAAAGACAAATAGGAGTTGGTAGGTCATTGATAGAAGAAATGATATACCAAGTAAATCCTAGAATAATTTACGCCTTTACAAGAGAAGAAAACCTAGATGCTAGAGCTTTCTATAAAGCAGTAGGATTTAATGAAATTTTAATACCAAACTTTTATCAAGAAGGAAATGCCATAATGGTAATTTATGAAAATAGTCTATATAGGAAAATTTAGACGAGTAGAAGATGAAGAAGTTGTCGCCGAAGCCCTTGAAGCCAACGGGGTAGAGGTTATTCGTATGGAAGAACAGGGGATTACAAATGATGAATATTTAAAAGTAATAAAAGAAGTTAATCCAGATTTTGTATTGTTTGCTAAAGCAAATGTAATGGAAAGTGCTGACTTGTTGATAAGAGATATAAAGAAAATTGGAATTAAAACAGTAAGTTGGACATTTGACTTGTTAATAGGACACCCACCAAGAGAACACATAATAGACTCGTTGCCTTGGTTGAAATGTGATTATGTTTTCTTAACAGACGGCGGTAGAACGCAAGAATATAAAGACAAAGGAATTGATAAGATAGTTTTAAGACAAGGAATACCAGAAAAGTTTTGTTATATGGGCGAGCCAGAGGATAAGTATAAATATGATGTTGTCTTTGTTGGAACTCATAACCCGACTTATCCGTATAGACAACGCACAATGGAATTTTTGAAAGAAACTTATGGGGATAGATTTCATTGGTTTGGACAATTTAACAGCTCAGAGGTAAGAGGAGATGAATTAAACAAAGTTTGTGCCTCCGCTAAGATAATGATAGGAGATAGTATGTTTGCTCAAAACTACTGGTCCAATAGAATTTATGAGCTGGTTGGAAGAGGTGCTTTCCTGATAACGCCAAGGATTGAAGGGCTTGATAAGGAATTTGAGTATTATAAAGAAATAATCCCTTATGATATAGGCGACTGGGACAGACTAAGACAGAAAATAGATTATTATTTAATTGATAAAGAGGGCAGAGATAAAATACGCAAAGCTGGTTTCAAAAGAGTAAAAGAAAATTATTTATACAAACATAGAGTAAAGGAATTTCTTAAAATATGGTTGGAGCTATCGTCTTAGCAAC